CTAACGGCGATTTTAATTAATCACACTCGTAAATCAGGAAATATGCAGGCTATCGTACGTTGACTTGCGACTCGAGCAGGAATGCTCCTGAGCGGTGGAGAAGATCCGCGAATAGATCATATACAACCGTATCCATCGCATCAGACAGATCCGTTGCATACTGCCGGTTGTGAGAAGAGCGCTCACTGGATTTGTCTTTCTGTATCCGACCGGTGCCGGATGCTTTGACCGAGGCATTGGTCATGCTGATCCACAACTCCCGACAGTTGCCGCGATTTATACGGAATACTGGAAAGCGCGGGTTATCTTCTTTCAATATGATGGACCATACAACGTGTTTCTTTTCATGCTCAGGGTTGGCCTGGCCACGGGTCATAAGGGCAACTCTCCAGCCTTTCGCTTCCAACTGTTGTTTGGCGAGCTGGGCGCGGTTGAGTTTGGTGATGCCAGTCATATTGTTGCCGGTCTTGTCGTAGTGTAGATAGACCAACTTCTGTCTGTGATGAGAATAGTATTGTATGAACTTATCGAGCAGGTCGTATTGAGTCTCCTTGTTTTCACCGAGGGCATAGAAGTTTTTCAATGCCCGCAGTTCATTTCCCTGTACCTGACACGCAACGCAACAGTTGATAGTCGCGCCCCAGTCTACTCCCAAGGTGATTGGTTGATCAAACGCCAGGTCAGCATCACCCCGACAATCTTCTACCACTTTCAGGTCGTGGTAGTGGTCGTAGTTGTAGTTGGTGTAAGCATGTATATCCTCGTCCAATAAAGCGTAGAAGCCATCCTGCACTGTCTTGGGTCGGACATTAAGGTATTCAGCTTCGAATACCCAATGGGCATACGCACTCCTGCGAGCTTCTGCCAAATACCCAGGGCGTAGGTTGTGCAGGTTATGACGACAGTCGGCACTAATGAACTGTATACGGTCTGGCTCAGCCAGCGCCTTATCAGCAAAATCAGTAAACCAGCGGCCTTTCTGTGTCAGAGGCGTACTGCTCACATAGAGCTTAGATCCAAAGAGAGCGCGGTGGTTGAAGCCGGAAGTCCAGGTACCGCGAAGGGTTGGGTCTGTGTTTTCCTGCAGTTTCGCGGCATCGAGCAATGCGGCTTCATCACCGATTATCCAGTCGGTATTCAATCCGCGGCCATCACCTGGCACATCGTGTGAAATAAGATGCACCCCTGTGCCATTGAAAAAGGTGATATATCTATCAAATCGCTCGGGGGGTTGATAAGCCACACCCCAGGAACTACGCCATGATCGGGGCGGGGGCTTACCGACGAAATAATGAAGATTTTGATACAGCCCTTGAATCTCAAGCCCTTGAATCAGGGAAGGGAGAATCCGAGTCAAAATAAATTGGTAAGTAGGCCCGATAAAAAGCCCTGTGGAACGGGGCATACTGAAAACCAATTGGCGGAGCCGATCACCAATAAAGGTCGTTTTTCCGGTGCCGCGGCCCCATTCCAGCATTAAGGTTTTCGCCCTTGACTGGCTGGCAATAAGCTGCGGGATATTGTATTGAAGTTCAGTAGGGGTATTAATAACCTTCCGCGCAAGACTCTCAAAATCTGAGCGGTTGCGGAGGTGTAGTTCATCAATGGCATTCTTAATTTCTTCTTTTCTATTCATCCGGAGTTTCGCTTTCCCCATCTTCCTCAATCACATATTCAGCCTCTTCAGTGAAAGTGGCAGGCATTTTACTCAGGTTCAAAACAGGACTTTTGGAGAGGCTCAATAAAGCCTCTTTCACAGAATGCGGGATTTTGATCTCGTATTTGTGCGGCTCAAGCCGCTCGAAATCTGGCATATCCGGGTCTTCCTGGTCGAGTCGGAGCAATCGCATGGCTGTATTCAGGGCCGAGCTGGCGGCTTTGAAATCTTCTTTTTTAATCGCCCGCTCCATGATCGTCATGGCCTTCTCATACATCACATACCGCATCCCCTCTTTGTCGGCTTTCATCACATTTCCATACAATTGAATGGCGGCTCTGATATCTTGTCGAGCACTCTCGTCACTGACGTTGAAATTCTCCATCAGCATCGGGATGATCTGACGCTGGGTGTATTCATTGCATAGATTCGTCCAGGCGAATTTTAATCGCTGAAGAATCTCTTTTTGGTTGTCAGTCAACTCTGTTCCATACCAAAAATGGTTCTGTAGCGCCTCGACAGCGGGGAATTTATTCGCTCGCCGCCCGGCAGGATAGAAATCTTTAGCCATTGATCTCTTTTTCAAGTGTTTCAATCAGCTGCTCTATTTCCATCAACTTACTCTCCAGTGCTTTGATATCGACATCAGGAGTCGCATTCTTTATTTTTGCCTTCACCTGACTGGCCCTGACTCTTGCAGAGTTGAGTTGCTTCATCTTCTGTATGCCTAATACGGATGGGTCAGATACGGCAACCACAGGTTCCTGACCAGATGCTTCCCATTCCCGTATTTGGGTGTAGATTCGGTCGAGTTGGGGGCGGATTCGATTCATAATGTCCGCGGCGCGAATACGGGCTTCTTTCGCGTCACCACTCTCCGCGAGCAATGCCATTTCCGCGTGCTGACTGGCTTCCTCTTTGTGTAGTTTTACCGCCGTTTCGCGGAGTTCAGTGATTTTTTTGGGTTCGCCGGGTTGGGTTTTGGGTTTGGGTTTAGATTTTCGGGGCTCGTCGGGGGGTGGGAGAGCTTCACCACTCCACTTCAACAGCTCTTCTTTGAGGGCTTCTACATAATGCGGTTCCGCCCAATCGTGGTTTCTGCGGATCCAAAATGTACGCGCCGGCTTCGGGGTATACTGCAAAAGCAGCATTATCCCATTTCGCCAGTTACAGCCGTCGGAAATCCATTCTTGTACTGCGGACATGGGGATTTTATTTTTGAAAATTCAAGCAAAAACTTCAATACCTGCGGGCTGCGAAGAAAATAAGGCAGTTGAAACTGACCTTCTGCGAATTCTTCCGCGACAGGCATCTTCCAGGTCACTTCCCAGGGCTGGGAAGGGGTATTTCGATGCACCACAAATTCATGCGGGCCAATGCTGAGCATGAGGTCTTTTTCCATCAGATCAGTTGAAATCGAGGTCTTCGACAAGCGAAGACAAAATTAAAGTGAGATAAATGAATATCATGTATTGTGTTAGATTCACGGGTTGTAAAAAAGCCCCCGACATAGCAGGACATCGAGGGCTTTTATGATATCACAAATAGGTAACTACTCTACTGGTCGGAGGGAGGTGGGGACACCTCTTTTCGCTTCTTAATAGCTTCCACTAAATAGGGGAAGCCTTTCTGTATCAACGCTGCGGCGAGTTTCAAGGTGATATCGCGCAGGTCTATCGTACCCCAGTCGCCAAAATGGAGCCTGGGTTTTTTTGGGTGAGGCCAACCCGTGACCTTATAATGTTCGCGGGTGGGCGCCGGTAGAAATTGATTCAGACTCATTCGGTAGCGGGCGTTACATCCAGCGCATAGGTCACCGCAGTGTAAACAGGCGATGGAGGGGAAGCGCTTGCCTCCAGAGTGAAAGGAAAGTCGGGTCGGCTCTCTACATTTTCACCAGTCGTACCGACCCCGCCAGGAGTTAGATACGCTGGATCATCTTTCGATCCGATCACATGATAGATACCATTCTTATCCGGAACGATGGCGACGACTCCGGTGCTGGCCAATTGCATGATGACTTCTTTTTGCGCGCCCCGGAATCCCAAAAGGGTACCGATAGCGCGGTTTTTAAAGCCCATGCCGCCGACCTGACCGACAGGCTCGCTTTCTACGCGGCCGCTATCCTGGGCGATGGCAATTTGGCGCCAGTATCCAAGACCGACGGTAGTGACAAGCGTATAGCCTGCCGCTAAGGTGATAGTATCGCCGGGGCCGGTAGTGTCCAAAAATGCAGGCTCAGCGGTGATTTCCGACGCTGGAATCACAAACATGACTGCCTTGGTTCCACCCGCATTATTGCCGCAAATGCTCGCTAATACACTAAGATTACACATTTCGCATTGTTTTTTGTGGTCAAAAAATAGGGTTGGATCAAGCGTTGTCGCTCACGTAGAAATCAGTCGGATCTTCAAATCCATATGCCCGGTAGATTGTCGCCGCACCTTGAATCAAGCGTGGAGCAAAAGTCCAATGCGGCATCGGGAAATCATCAAATCCCAAACGTGTGACGCAGACCAGATTTGGTTTTTCGTCCAAAACCAAAATGAAACGGTCAGAACCTTCCATGGCGGTCACTCCAACGATCGTCTTGTTGAAATCATCCACCCGCAGTTCCAGGTTTTGGTTCCCATCCACCCCGGCGCCGAAGCCGTAGGTATCTCTGTAGTTTTCCGCGTAATGCACCGCCCATGTTTTAGACATCAAGATTTTTCCGGTGCGGTACCTCACAGTTGCAGGCAATGCCTGGCAGAAGGTGCGGACCTTCGCCACCATTGAGTTGGCACTCAGTGCACCTACAGTCAGGGGAGTGATGAGGGTCGCAGTGATCGCATCCTCAATCACGGTTTTCAGACCATCCACTGCATCAATGCTATCCCCAGCAGTACCAGGGGTGGGAGCTGCATAGACTCCGTTGTAGGAGTTGTGGTCGATCTCGTGCGCGATCTGGGGAGCAATCAAGGCATCCCACAGAAATTTTGGGAAGCCCCATTCATCTGGTCGCTTTCCGGTCTCATCCCAACTGGAATTCCATTTGGTGAAAAAAGCATCCAAATGCGCCTCCGTAATCTCAAGGTCAACCTTGATTTTTTTCGCGATGATGGTTTGCTCCTTGAATTCTGCACTTCCGGAGGGCGTGAATGCAGTCTGATAGGGTTGGATGAAATTACCCATCGATGCATAAGGCGCGGTGTAAACACCTTCCGGTGCCCGGATAGCCATCAACAGGTTTTCCAGCTCAATTTTGTTGCGGATAGCCTGGTTGATGCTCGCTTTCTGGAGCGCCTGGTATTGATTTAGAACGGTGGCTGCACCGTTCAGTGTGATGGACGTTGCCATGTGTGTTAGTGATTAGTGTTTCAGAATGTGGTTCAATAAAAAATCGGGGACTTTATCGGGTGTACTCTTTCTCAAATTTCTCAAGTGTGGCCTGGTATTCCGCAAGTTTGCGAGCGGTCTCCACATCCGCATCAGTGTACTGATCCTGCTCACTGAGGGTCTTGGAAGGACCTCCTGCGGGGGCTTCGAGGATGGCGGCGAGTTGGGTTTTCAGGTCCAAAATGGCCGCATTCATATTATTACGCAGCTCTTCGATTTGACCGGCGTGGTCAGGATTCGAATCGCTCTCAGGTTGGGCAGGCGCTGCAGCACTGGCACCAATATGGGCGAGCACCGCTTCCCGATCCAGTTGGCCGGTGTCGATCGCGATTTTAAATTCTTCAAAATTCATGTCGAGTGGATTTGATGGTGAACCAAGGAAAGGCTCCACCGCAGCTTCATGGCTGCCGAAGAGCTTTTCTTTCAAGTTTTGAAGCCAGGTTTTTTGGGTGTTTTGGGGTTGATTTTCAAAAAACTGCAGGAGCCCCGCAAAATCCATCCGGTCTACAGGAGGCACTGCGCTGGCCTGATAAGTGCTGTCAGCAGCAGCGGTGATCAGCCCCAGATCATTGACTTCTGTATAAGTCAGCCAATGATCATTATAATCAAAAAACTCAGTCCTTACTTCTTCTTCAGTCATACCGGTGAGTGCGGCTACCGTGATGATGGATGCCTGATCAAACTTATCGAGCACATCTGCCTCACGGCGCAGATCGACCGCATTGCCCCACGCCACGGTGTGCACATTGTGTAGCATCAGTTTGGCATTTTCGGCCATGTGACGGACCTTACCGGCGAGCCACATCTGGGCGGCCATGGAGGCACACACTCCATCATTGTAGGTATGTATCTCGGAGGTGCTGTTGCGGATCGCATTGACGATCGCATCACCTTCATATACTGAGCCTCCGGGAGAGTTGATATGCAAATGAATCGTGGCGTATTTGGCTTCAAGCCGGCGTATTTCTTTCATGAAGGAAAGCGCAGTGATCTCATCCTCCGAAAACTCTCCGATATATCCGTATAGGAACATTTCGGCGGTTTCCGCGGTCTCATGGGTAGCTATTTGAAAATATCTACCACTCCGAATCCGGCGCATATCCGTATTTTTTATGTGGGGAAAGTCCATTCCAAGTAATTTCATGTGATCTAAAACTATCTATTCCACTGCCGGTCACAAACCGGCTCGTAAATCGCAGCGGATATTCAGGATCGCCGACCAACCATACCTGCCCGGTGCGATCCGTCATTTTGATGATAAAACAGGTATGTTTCATCACCTGCAGCTCCTGTGCGAGGGCGGGCGTATGATAAGGCACCACGCCTGCGACATTGATTTCAAAATATTCGCCCTGATCGGCTGATTGCTGGTTTTCTGTAAAGCTGCGGGAGTTGGGCAGCACGTAGGCTGTCAGCCAATCCCCCTGTAGCAGGCCGACAGTCGGTTTCTGGCTGTAATTGAGTAGTATCTCCTCCCATACCGTCACATCAACCCAATCCACCGGCACGTATTCTATTTTTAATAACCCACCTGGATTGGGTCCACAAAAGCTGGAGATACCGGACAAGACAATACTCATGTGGCAAAAGTGGACTTACTGCTGTAAGGATGGAAGGACAGCAATTCAAAACAGCGACAATTGGCCAGATCGACGCCGGCCGGCAAAAACAGGGCGCTGGGTCTTGCGCAAGCGGTGGCGGTAGAAGGATTTGATCACCGCCTCATAATCTATACAATCGTGAAGATCCGCCGCATCAAAGAATTCATCGCGGATGGCTGTGTAGTCTTTACCATGTTCTGCGCCAGCGCGTGAGCGCAGCAGCAGCTCTTCGTAAAAGTGATAATACAGCAATTGTACGACTTGTCGCACCAGGATATTAGGTACTGCCAAATTGTCGTAGGTGATACCAGAGTGCTGGGTTGTAAAGGTGAGACTACCGGCATAACTCTCTTCGAGGATATCATAATCTATGTCGTAGCCCGGTACTCGATTAATAAGGAGCACTGCCCTCAATAGATAACCAACCGGGGTGGGTTGGTCAATATCAAGTGGCTCGCCGGGGCGAAGCCGGTATAAAAAAGTCAAAAATTTAACTAAATGTTCAGGCAAAGGCAGCTCTCCGATCATGGGAAAATCATTTTTAGACGATCATTTTGGACGGAAATCCATTTTTCTGCCAGAAATCTTTTTTTCTGCGTAACAAGCGTAACAAATCCTCTGAAAATCAATAACTGCAAGGGTTTGACTGTGTTACACTATGTGTTACACATGTGTTACACTATTTCGATTTTGTTACGCTGGATATTTGGCAGAAATGCCTGAGTATGATGGGTTTATACAAATATACATAAAAAAATCAAAAAACAAGCCCCCGCTGATAAGGCCGGGGGCTGCGATCGGTAGTAGCTAAGTAAACGAGAGTAAACGAGTCGGTGAAAAGACTTTTTTTAGGATGTTGGAGACCGGAAGTGGGCAGCGATGTCGGTGATGAGCAGCGCGCCTTCGGCTATCCACTCTAAGGTTCTCTCGATCAATACTTCCCATTCATCGTCCGTCAAATCAAAGCTTTCGTCGAAGCCATCGAGAACAACAACTAGATCTTCCGGCGTGAAATCTTGAAATGCCTGGCGGATGGCATCGAGGCTACCAAATACCTCAAATGCCTTGAAGGCGATGACCTGCACCGCATTCATGATCTCCAGTGTGCTGATTTTTTTGTCCTGGTTGGCATCTATCCGCAGCAGCACGGTGGCCAACTGACCGACCAACTCTCCCACTTTTTGACGGGGATCATTCATGTGTGATCTTTTTTTTGAGTGATTGAAAATGTAAATACTTCAAAACAGAGTCTCAAAATATCCCCATCCCACACTAATAAAAAGGACAGAACCCACCACGATACCAATAAAGTAACAAAATCGGAATAGTGTAACACATGTGTAACACATAGTGTAACACAGTCAAACCCTTTCAGTTATTGATTTTCAGAGGATTTGTTACACTTGTTACGCAGAAAAAAGACTTCTGGTAGAAAAACAGAGGGCGGCTTTGCGCCAGTTTGCGCAAATCTTTGCCGGATTGGGTAAGATATAAACAAAAAAAGCCATCGGACTGGAATCCGATGGCTTTTCGCAATGACATTTTGCGTTAAACCCATTCCGCAATGTTTTCATTGCAGATTGGGCATATCTCGCAAGCAGGATGCACTTCTGCATCGCAGTGCTCGCAAAATACTTCACTGCCTGGGAGCAGTCTATTACAATCATGCACATGATTATAATTTGTTTGCTCCACTAAATCATTCTTTCTCCACTTTTTGGGTTCTTGGGAGGTTTCTGCAAGAAGCCACTGCTTCTTGCCATCTCTATAACTACAGGGGCTCCGCATTTCTTCAGCGTACCCGTTACTACACGGATACCCTTGGTTTTGTAAAAATTCACGGATATTCGTAGTTATTCCAGACTCCGTAGATCCCATTAGCACTCGATCTATACAGAGTCGACCAATAATTTTATTCGCGGCCTCTAAATACAGATCAGCAATTACGTCGAGGTTGTATCCACCCAAGCGCATGGCGGAAGGCGTGTATACGGGAGTTATCAAAAATATCAATAAATGTCCTCCGAAAAAAGCGTGTCATTGGTTTTCTCTCGGCGCAACTGCCCCGCATTTTTTGCAATTACATACGCTTCTTTTCTGTCAACAAATCGGTCGGTGTTGGTTAGGAATCCTTGTATCATTTCTGGCTTACAAGCCAAATCAATCCGCTCGACCAACCCAAATGTGTTTGTTTCGTCCATTACCGCCATTTTCGCTGCAAAGCAGTTATGATGCCTCCGCCCACAGATAACATATCCTGTTGGGATGTTTGCCGGTTGATGCACATAGGCGGCGGCAGTTTTAAACCAAATTGCCGAACAAATTATGTACTCCATTTCAAAATAAGTTTCTGCTAACTCCGCATCCCCGCCAACGCCGCAGCGCACGGGGGAAGGCGGGTATACGGGAGTTAGCGGTCATCCCTTGACAACCGCCTGTTTAAAAGGGCACCGTTCTATCCTCTATCGTCACCTGACGGCCATAAGTCACCCGCTCCGGGTGCATATCCTCTTTGTCAGGCATCCAATCATCCCCGTCATTTATCTGCTCCTTCCAGTCTTTTTCGTACGTAATATCCTCCACATCCATACAAAATTCTTCTCGTTTGAACACGTAGTGTCTTCCCATAGTCTTTACCGTAACCTCTACAAAAGAGTTGTCATGCTCTTTGTAGACCATCTTTTTGTATTCGCCCCTCCTCACTACCAATTTTCCATCCGGCTTTTTTTCCTGTTCGACATTGAGATAATCCTTTAGGATCTCCATAATCCAACTTTGTGAAGTGGATTCCTTAAAAAATTCGGAGCGGATATTGGCCATCGGCATGGAGATCGTATTGACCCCCGGAAAATCGAGAAACATCGAATAAATCGCCTCCCGGAGGTCACTCGCCGCTGCAGGTTCATTGACCTTCACGGTATTGTAGAAAGCCTCCGTCCGGATCAGGCCTCCATGAAACCACATCCGGCTTTCGCGCTCGGTCACCAACTTCCTTGTTTTTAAAAAATGCGTAAAAGCAGGTAATTCTGCTTTCATTTTATCCATGAGCTCCGGATCGTCAGCCTTGGCGCGCGGCACCTGGATGATCCAAAAACGCTCGTCATGCTTGGTGACGTAGATCATCCTCCGGTTGTTGGAGAAAAACAAAAACTTACAGAAGAAATCTATGGTATATTGCCTTTGCCCTTTCGGGTTGACGGTGATCTGCTTGCTGGTGCTCAGCGCTTTGATGCGCTCAACATCCTTTTTTCGCTCCAGCAAGGTTTCCTCGCATATGGCGATCAGCTTCCCGGCGTATACATCGTTAAAGTCGCTCTGCATATCCGAGTTACCTATTTGTACGGCGTTGTCTCCAAACATCCAGGTAAGCAGATTCCCAAACGTAGACTTGCCGGTATTGTTTTCTTGCGAAAACAAACAGATCACCGGTAAAATCTGCGTAGGGTTTAGCAGCAGCAGCTGGATATAATCCAGCCCCAGATCAATCGTCTTCACGTCTATTCCCGTCACAGGATGCCGCACCGAACCAATGCCAAAAATATGCTCCAAAAACCGCAGTATAGTTGGAAATCCATTTCCCTCCCGCACTTCGTGATAGAATGGAAAGTAAACATTGTAAAACTTCTTGCCTCCTATTTCGACATCGCGCCGATAGGCAAAATGATCCGGCACATTGCAGAATCCAGCGTAATACTCCAGATACTCATGAAATTTCTGTCCGTACAGTTTTTGTAGAGTATCTCTGTTATATTTTATAAGCTGCCGACGGTCCATGATCGCACCGGGCACCAATAATTCTTCAAAAAACTCATCCCCTATCCACCTTAATTTTTCAGCCCATCCTGGCTTAATGACTTTAAGTTTTGCCGACTCTCCATTATATTGACACAGATCGTCAAAAAAGTAAAACTCCTCCTCCCCGATCACCGACATATGCCGCTGATAAAACACCTCTTTATCATGCAAGGCAAACCACCTGTACAGAATCCCACATCCCCGAGTGATGTTGAATTTGCAGAAATGGTTCCCCGTCTCATTCAGCGCCCTGGCTTCTCTGACGATATCTTCTACCGTCCCACGCTTCTCCCCCCAGATCAGGAGGTCATCCAGCCCTTTAGGGTGCCCGACCAGGTCATCACTGTTCGGGTGCATGAAGTAGATGCTGATCGTCTGCTCTGCCGCCAGCGGAATTTTTTGCAAAATTTCCTGTATGGCCTTCGCGCTACTATAAAACCCTACTGGTCGCTTGCATAGATCCGTTTTAATTTCGAGCGCTCGCTCAGAGATGTGGAGACAATCCCCATCCCAAAGTATTACAACCTGCTCCACTCCGCAGGTTTGAATCAACCGGACGATGTCCGTATGGAGGCTATTTGTCTCCCGATCCTTGTAGTGGGTGATCGAAGACAAGCCTACTACATCCAGCCCCAGATCATTTCCTTTCCAGGCTTTGAAGACCCCCTCTGTCAAATAGAGCGTTTTAATCCGCTCTTTTTCCTTATACTTTCTGACCAATTCCGGAGCAAACCAGGGTTTGCTCCCCTGTCCCTTTGGCATCCTGTATTTTCTATCTCCATCCGGTATCTGTAGTCGGGTCGTATGGTAAGTCAACTCACGAGCATTGAGGTGACTCATTTTCCCATCACCCATCCCCAAATAGTTAAATAATTTTCCCTCGATATCCCAATATTGTATGCGGATATTTCCATCCTTATCCTCCGAAAAAATTTCAACCTCCTGACTCTTCGACATCGGCGCTTCGGCATGCGGATTGAATACCCGCATCACATTTTTCTCAGGTGTCACCCCGAGTAGCGCCATTCTTTCGGAGAAAAAGCTCATCTTGAATTTTGGTTTTTTTGTATCGATTCATATGTTTCTAAAAAATGCCTTTTTGCTTGTTTGCTCGACCAGCACTCGACACCAAGACCACCCCCCAAGACTAATTTTTCCCATTCCCACCGCAGCATGAAATCATCACAGGCTTTCACCTCCGGGCTCAGGGGGAAGGTGAATTGAAATCGCTCAGCTATACGTTTCATGAACAGCGATTCATACCCCTGATAATCCCGCAACTGTTCCTTATAGGGTTTGGGCATATCGAGTAGATACGCCTCACTCGCATCATGCAGGAGCGCCTGCAACTTCAATTCATCTTTCACCAGGCGCACCATGAGCACGCTGTGTTGTGCGACGCTATAAAACTTCCGCACATGCCCTGCAAACCGGCATTGATGGGCCAGCGCATGGGCTATGTCTTCGATCTCAAACATTTCAGGATCCGGCTGGAGTATATGGACATAGCGCCCGGTTATGGTCCGGATACAATGCTTCACGTTCATGCTTTGTGCATTGGTCATGGCAGTAGGATTATAGTATTGGAAAGTTTTGACAACCTCTCAGATCCACCGGCCATTCATTGGGATTAGTACCATGCCGGTCTTTCAAGTTCAGTTCTTTGGCCAGGTGCGTACCCAATTGCTTGATAAAGATTTGCCCCGGCAAAGCCTCCATGAGGCGTTGAATCCATTCGATCTCGCAGGGCCTGTAGGTATATTTTCCTTTTTCATTTCCACTCTCCCCTCCGATGATAAACCAGTCATATTTAGCTACCAGGGTTAAGTACACCGGCATCAACTCCGAGACGATATCCTCCAGCAATGGCTCGAAGCTGATAAACCGCACCGGAATATCCGGAACCAGTGCCAACCGGTTGATGCGCTCAACCGTTTTTCTATTCTCTACCGACACCCCTATCCAGACATTTCGTGGTATTCCATTCGCAGGGAGGCACTTGGATATGCGCTCCGGTCTTTTGGTTAGGATTTGATAAATGTATTGAGGGGTATTACGGATGATTTCCCATGTGGCTGGTCTCCACTCATCTGCTTCCTCGATGAAAAAGTCCGACCAGGAGCAAGTAAAAATCTTACTTCCCGGAAGGAGTTTAAAATGCAGCGGATCGTCGAATGTCGACTTGCTCCGCAGCACCGTAGAAGGGTTTTGTCCATATCGCTCCTTGTCGCGATACATATAGCAGAATTTGCACCCATCACTGACTTTCTGGCACCCATGCCATGGGTTCCATGTCGCATCCGTCCACGATATTTTAGTATGTTGTGCCATATCAGTATTTTTTGTTTTTTTCGTGTTGGGCATCCCTGAAACTCTGAAGCGCAAGCAGTCCCAGCACGATCAGTAGTATCGATAGTATCAGCATATCGGATTGTTTTAATTTGATTCAGGCGGGTTACAATGATCGCCCAAACAAAAATTGATACTCAGGACAGCGAGCGCATAAAGCGCCGCTGCCAAAAGGAAAATACTCATAATACCTGATTTAAGGTTATTCTTCGACCATGACCTCCTCCCAGGTCTTATGATCTATTTGTATCGTTTTAGTGCGGCCCCCTCTTTTTTCAGCTGCTTTCCTCGCTGCTGCCAAAGCCTGCTCTCGCTGCTCCATCTGCCAGGTGTAGTCGAGTTGTTTAGTAAAACTGTTCATGGTTGTGTATTTACGATTTAAACTCCTTCATCCTCCCTTCCCAATATTCCACCCATCGCTGGTTATTTATTCTCGCCCCCTCGTCTTGCGCCTTAACCAGACGCTTATTGTATTTCTGGATGAATCCCCGCACATCCCGCGGGGTATAATGAATAGTGATACCTCTCGTGTTCGTATGTGCGATGGTGTGAACACCTTCCTTTTGGCCTTCCGCACTGTTCAAACCAATTGAAAATCCTTTTATTTCTGCCCGGTGATTGGAGTTTTCTATGGCTTGCTGCTTGACGATTGTTTTAGGTTTTATATTGATGGGTACCTGATGGGAGTGAGTAGGGGAGGAGTCCGGGTCTTCCTCTATCGCATAGCGCTCAAACATACCCAACAACACCAGGCATATTACTGTGAAGACTTCAGCGAAGCCCCCGAAGCCCTGCAACCACCCCCCCAATTTTTCTACTTTGATTGTTTCGACCTGTAGCCGGCGATTATTTTCGGCAGTAGCCTGCGCGATTTCCTGTGCTCGCTGTTGTTCGATTACAGAGATGGTTTCTTGTATGGTATTACTCAAACGAGTAGCACCCACGGTGATCGATCCACGCCATTTTGTATTGTGTGCATCGACCTGTTTTTTCTGCTCACTCTTTATGCGCAGGTCATATTTGGTATTGAGTGAGTCGATGTCGATCTGTGGCAGGGTAGTAGTGAGGTGGTGGACGTTCTCCACGAGATCCGGCGCCCCGCGCACCGACAAAAAGAAGCTGCCGACATATGCCGGCAGCACCATCATACCCAGCACAAAAATAAAAGGTACATATCTTCCGGGCCGCTCGGCGACCCATCCCTGCGCAAAAAAACGAACGGCATAGACCCCCCCCAGCACTTTTGCCAGTTCGATCAACGATATTAATAAAATGGTCAATGCCGTCGCCAAGCCCACCGCATTAGTGATGCGGTATATGAAAGAGTACAAAAAGCCAAATTCGGTGACGACAGACCAGAGGATCAAGGCCGGCAAAAACAACCACCGGATGATGCGGTACAACGGTCGCAACCGTTCAAAAAAGGTTGTCTGCTCCGCGATTTTCTTAATTTCCTGATATTCCTGACTGTCGACATACATGATTAAAAATTTTTTTTAGTTTTCGGCCATCACAAGACTTTTTGTAAAGCGTCCTGACTCTCCATCCGGGCGCTTTACTATTTTGGAGAAGGGCATCCCTTCTCCTTTCAAGATAAAACTTTTATTTACCCCCAGTTTTTCAATGGCTTTTTCGAGATGATACCCTGTGAGGTATATTCGCCCCCCTCTCAGATTAGAGGTGAATCCACTACTCACTCCCAAGGCATCATCCAATTCTTTCCATTCATACCCTACATCGTGTAAAAGATGTAGGATGGTGGCGAATCTTTCTCTCGCTTCTTCCTGTGGTATGATCATGGCGTTTCGTTTAAAAAAGGGGGAGCCTTCCAACCACTCCCCCCATAAAAAACAATTAATGCCTACAATAAAAATTTTTTTAATGCACTCATGGAGGGCTCCGTCTTCTTTATGATTAGTTGGTTTTCTATCGCTCCAAACAAACGAAAACCTAACTTTTGTTTGGCCGGTACATGTAGCGCGTACTAATCAATAAGCCCAAGATTCAACCCTCGCCCTCCTTCTGTGGTGCGTTGTTGCGCGGCAGGGATTCGAACCCTGATCGATCCGGCTTATGAGACCGGTGCTGGGAGCCATTCCAGTCCTCCGCGCTGTGAAAAAGGCGCCCGCAGGGGATTACTCCAAAAACCGCCTTACGGGCACATATTGGAATCCATAATCTAATCTTTCAACAATCGGCCGACCGCTCTTATGTGGTCGACCGTACCCAATTCATAAGCATAGGTACAGGCTTTGTCGTATGGCAGGAAGGTGGTGAAGCCTTCCACGATTCGCCTTCGGCCTGTGGCATCGCGGCTTACCAGCTCGCCATCCCGATTGACGGAAAGCTCGTCGCTGAGTGTTTGTGTAGTTTTGGAATGCGGAACTGATCTCATACGCTCGTGTATTAAGAGAGTGTGTGTAGTAGTTCCCTCGAGTATGTTTTAGAAAAAAAACGGGGTCGGTTTTTGGGAGACGACCCGTGAGAACACAAGACATTTTTCCTATCAATTCAACAATTCCTGCGGTTCGCATCCGAGCACACCTGCTATGGCGACCAATTGGTCGGTGCTCATCGCGGACTTACTGCCCGCAGGGAGATTTTTCCACCGGTAGATGGCCGTGTGGTGCAGGCCCAGCACCTCCTGTAGCGCTTTGACCTTGTCACGGTAGGCACGGTCACCTACTTTTTTATAATGCTGTAATTTTTCCTCAATGCGATATTTGCGTTTCATGCAAATAAGGTATGTTTGGCTAAAAGTTTTTGATCTAATTCGATCAACAGTAGAAAAATTCTATTTTGTATTGAATACGAAGCAAATGTATGACGCGGTTTTGATAAAATCAATAGACAGCAGAAAAAAATCAAATAATGTTGGAAATATTCAGTACCAACGTAAAATACCTCCGAAGAAAACTTGGACTAACTCAAGGTGAAGTTGAAGCGCTGATTAATAAAGGGCATGGAGTGTTAAATACATATGAGAGCGGTAAAACCCAACCCCCATATGATATTCTAATAAAATTAGCCGCCCTTTTTCAGGTAAGTGTTGACGAGCTTTTATCTGTAAATTTAGAAAAAACTCCTCCTCCGAACGTATATGAACCTGCTGCCGCTTACACCCGCCTCCCCATAAGCATTCCTCTGTACACCATCGACGTTTTTGCAGGAGATACGACCACCCCGGATAGTGTGGAGGAGGTAGAAGGTTATCTGCAACTGCCAGACTTGCCCCTGGGCAACTGCTGTGCGGTGCGCGTGCAGGGGGATAGTATGCTACCGACCCTGACAGATCGCGACCTGGTGGTCTGCTTACCAGTAGAGCCCCACGACTTTCAAGACGACCTCGTCTATCTGATTGTGGCACGCCACATGGCACCCACCATCAAACGCGTCCGCCGCATCGCTACCTCCCCCGACACATATCTGCTGGAACTCAGCAGCGACAATCAAATACCACCTCCACGCCAGATTGCCCCTGAAGACCTCTTGAAATTATACCAAATCATCCGAAGAATTACCACCCATCATCTGAGGTGACGCCACAAATACACCACACGCCACACCCACGCCACCCGCTGAAACTCAAACAGGCATGAGCTTTTCACTAAATCATAAGGTGTCCCGTCCGGACCGCTTTTTACCATCATGCCTATTTTATATTTTTTTAAAACCCTTGTGGTTATTGGGTTGTAGCGTGCTAAAATATCTATTTTTCCAGGACTCACGCCACACCCACGCCACAATAAAATAGGCCACGCCACATGCATAGCTATTATGTGTCGATCATGCTTCGCCGCGATGCCATGAAGCAAAATGGAAAAGCTCCCATCTGTTTGCAGGTTTTCATCAATAAAGCCCGGAAAGTCATCTCCCTCGGAGTAGATATCGAGCCTCCTTACTTTGACCAAAAAGCGCGAAAGGTGCGGATACAAGGCGATAAACCCCGCACAGAGCAGATCAATGCAATTCTACATAAGGCCCGGAGTCGAGCAGAGGATATTTTTGCGACGGCTATTTTAAATGAGGTAGTGCTTACGCCTGAAAGTTTTGTCGAGCAATTCCAACAAAGGCATCTTCAAAAAAACTTCATCGCCTTTGTGAAAGCGGAAATCGAAAAACTTAGCGACAGCCGCACAAGTGGTACCATCACGACCTATAAAACATTCCTAAAGCACCTGCTCGCGGTAAAAAAGGATATTCATTTTGGCGATATCAATTATGAATTGATTGAGGCTTTTGACCGCTATATGCACCGCAAAGGCATGGCGACGAATACCCGCTGGAAAAACCACACCAAGTTCAAAACCTTCATTCATCAGGCGCAGCGCAAAGGCTTCCGCATGGATGATCCTTACAAGAACTTTCCCATCCAGAAAGCCAAAACTGACAGGATATTTTTGGAACCCCCGGAAATCGCCCACCTCCTACAATTATATGCTAAAGGTATTTTTCTGGAACACTACCAGCGCGCACTCAGGTATTTTCTTTTTCTGTGCCTCAGTGGGATGCGCGACAGTGATGCGCGACGTATGGCCCCCGAAAATTTAATCGGCACGGAGATGGTATACCAACCTCAAAAGACGCAGAAAAGCCGGATGATGCACCGCCTTAATCTCTGCACCCCTGCCCTCAAAATGTTGGGTGCACCTGATAGCCGCACCCGTTTTTTTGAAATCCCATCCCAGCAGAAAATCAATTCGATCTTAAAAAAGATCGGGCACCTCGCAGGTCTGAAAAAAAAGCTGACAACCCATGTAGGCCGCCACACATTCGCCACTGCATTTCTGACAATGGGCGGTCAAATGCCTGTGCTGCATAACCTGCTGGCACATTCAAAGGTGGAGACTACGATGATCTACGTACATATTACCCCGGCTCGTAAACAGGAGCAGGTCGAACTCCTCGATAAAATCTATCCAAAATTATTAGAGTTAAACCAATAAAAAAGCCGCCTTAATGTGGCGGCTCAAAAATGGGGCGGGGTAGCGCCCTATTTCGACAGCAGGAATTTCGTTAGGGTTCTGGCTATGCTGCCCAGCTTATCCGCATAATCCGGGTCAGTCGCATATCCGGCCTTTGCAATCTCCTGAATGAACCGGTGTGCATCATGTCTTACCTCAAGAGCCTTTTGATAGCGCTTGTTTTTTAGAAACAGATTTGCATGGTCGGTGAAGCATTCTTCCGGTGTCTCATATTTGCGGAAATAATCTCTGACCACATATTTGAAATACTTCTGCCCGTTTCGGATGACCGGCGTGACGCTGTAGATTACAGGAAATTTGAGATCCGCCCGCTTGGAGTATTCAGTAGTTCGAAGCAATTGTTCGTTGCCATTGATACCGTCGGTATCCTTCACACCGAAAAACATATTGCCAGGAGCTGCTTTGCCCCATCCGCTTTCAAGGGCTGCCTGAGCCAGGATGGCAATAGCGGGAATCCCTGTTTTTTCTTGCGTGGCTAATGCAAACGGCCAATATTGCTCTGCAAATTCTTTCGGTTTCACAGTCTGATGATTTTGGTTTTGTAGAGGTTTGTCGTCACTCCGCAGCCATCTACGCCCACCGCGGATGTGGTTTCTTCTTCCGCGACAGGAAGCGTCCAGGCATCCGCGTCCTCATTTTCTCCATCATCCGCTGTAGCTATCGCCAGTGGATAATCGGTTGGATTTTCCAGTATCAGCGCCCGCACCCGCGTCATTTCCCGATTCCCCCACAGATTTTGATGCCTTACCTGCACCGCTACCTTTGCAAGATCAGGATCCCTCGATACATAGCTGGCAGAATCCTGCTCCAACTCTCTTACGGCTACAATGGTGCCGTCGAAGCTGATGAGGTTCCGTTGTATTGCTTCTTCTATCACGAAGTTGGCGATAGCTTTTCGTATCAAGGCAATCACTTTTGCATCGGCCGCGCTGATATTCTTTGCAAGGATTTGCGCTTTCAGCGCATCGTAAAACTGTTTTGGCAGGGTAGACCGGATGGCAAAATCTTCTACATCTTCGATCAGCGGCCGCAGCACTTCAAACACATAGCGCGTCACATTTTTGCTGTATGCCTCCCGAAACTCGGAAGCATAATTGAGGAACAGTGCTTTGTTGCGGGCATAGCCGCTACCCGCCACCCAATTGGCATAATCTGCCTGATTAGCTTCCAGAAATTTCAACATCAACTCGAGCGCTTCATACCCTTGTGTGAGCATCTGCATCCGCCAATTAAATTCCTGATATTTGTATGCGGTTTTATGATGCTCATTTTCTACGCGGGATATCCCGGTGTCACTGAACTGAACCGCTCCAATCGGAGCATATTCGTACAATGCCAATGGTCCCAATGCTCTGCGGGCATATTTCACTGCCGCGGTCTGAGCTGCAGTCGGAGACCCTGCCACTGCCCAGGCTACGAGATCCGCGTAGAATGCGTCGCCCAGCCATGGATTGAGGTATAGTGCCGCTGCCTGACGGATGCTGGGTTCGAGGGAGCTCAGCGACAGCGATTGATTCACTGCTCCACCCACCGCTTCTTTTAGCTGAGCGATTTCAGCAAACAATTCGGCCATCGTCGTATTTTTTCATAGTTTCACATACATTTTTTTGATGTTGGATTTTTCCTTCCAACTCATTGACCTGGCCTTCCAGTTCTTTCAATATTTTAACAACCCTCGCTTTTTTATCAGCAGATTGGGGGTGGCCACGCCACAATCTCATTATCCAATTTACAACACGTTTATGAAGATTCATTGTGTAATTGTTTGATCTTCTCTTTCAATTTTTCATTCTCTTGTCTGAGTTTTTCAAGGTCTTCTTTCAATCTGTTGTTTTCATTGTACAGATCAGCCAGTCTTTCCTGAATTTCCATATTTTTTTGAGTGACCTCCCCTAATTTCTTGGACAACTCAAACAGCTTTTTGCTGAAATTATCTACCATATCCTCTACCTGATCAAATTCCTCCTTGGCGATGGTATTCGTATACTGCCGCGACTTGGACTTCCAAAAAAACAACCAGGCGCCCCCCCCTCCGATCAGAAAAGGGAGAAAATATTTTACGATTTCTTCAAATGTGATCATGGGATGTGTTCTGGGTTATGAGTGATGAGTGAAAAAAATATCAAGTCACAGTGTCCCGATTGGGGTCAGGCACGATACCTGTTTCCTGGTTGTTTGTCGTGGTGTGCTTGATATTATCTATGACAAACCTCACCCCCCACCCATTGATCTCGCTGATCTTGTTGAGGGGTTCGAGGATGATTTGCTGGTCTATCGTATTGAGGGAAATAGCCGTATTGTAGCTTTCCCGTTGATCGGAGCCTGAGCCCGCGCCCATTTTCCCACCTTCCGGTGCCAATCCCATCTGGGAGGGGTGCAATCCCAACCCCTGCACGATCTGTGCATCCGAAATATTGCTATCCGGGATCCAAGTACCTGCCTTGGTCTTGTCGTCTATCGCGACGATCTTGATCAGGCCGCGAGGCGTACCATTGACCATATCCTCTTCAAAATAAGACACTAAGGATTTGAACCAATTTTCCGCCCCGGTGAGGTAATTTTCAACCATCGTGGTCAATGATGATATTTTCTCCTCGTGTTGCTCCTGTGTGTAGGAATCCCAATCCTTGTACCGCATTTTGAAATAATCCATCGGTACTTGAATCTGGTATTTGAGAGTCACCTGATTCATCTGCATAGCGGAGACAATCTTAGGCACATTGGCGGATATATCCAGCCAGCCATTTTCCTTAAACAACCCCATCCATAAAGGTCGAGCGTAGTAGGAAATACCCGGTGTCGGAAAATGAGTATGCCAGGCGAAGCGCATTTTTTGCAATTTTTCAAAAAAAGCCTGTTCATCATACCACCTATACAAGGGAATAGCAGTAATCTCTTCCTGCGGCGGCGGGCCTCCATACTGCTGTACAAACTTGGCAGAGAACAGCAACCAATCAATATCGCGGGTATTTCTGTTTTGCCGACTGAGCCGGCAAAATTCCGCAGGTTTATGGTACAACCCTGTTATTTTGGTTTTGCCGAGGTTCCAAATCAGCTCACTGAAACAATTCATGTAGAGCCGATAGTCCATAATCTGGGCTGGCAGCCAATGCGTCAGGATGCGGTTGGTTTTCAGGAAGGCCTCTACTTCTGGCAAGTATTGCCGCTTTACTTTTCCATCCCCGTCCGTGATATCATCTTCGCGGAAGTACATCACGCCATTACCATACATCATTTTGGCCAGCTTTTCTATAGCTGCCATGGCCACAGGCACTTTTTCCAGCTTGCAGCGGATCGTTGTGGGCATATCATCCAATTCTCCCCACCATGCCCACCGACTACTCGAATTCATCTGTGATTCGTAAATCGTCTGGGTCATATCCTTATTCTGAAATCCGGTAGCACCTCGCGCACTCACTTTAGCTCCCGGTAGCAGCACCCGCGGTTTGCCGGCAAATTCATAAACTTCGAGTGTTTGTACATCGCGATTCATCAGGGCACGACTTTTTCGCCGTTGAATTCAATCAACAGCGGTGGATGTAATTTTCTCACAATACTGGAAGGGATGCCACCTTCACATAGCACATAATTACGGGTATACCACTGGCTATGATTAGGGTTTTTCAGCGCTTCCTTTTTTTGGATATTGTTCCTTTGCTCCGCTCTGGTCTGGTTTCTGTCGGAATTCGCGCCTTCTTCTTCTCGCGCCAAAACAGCTTCGAATACCACTTCGACTTCTCCGCCAGTTTTCTTCTGCCGGTTGTAGGTCACGTATCTGCAAGACCAAGCGCGCCCACTTTCCATATAGTCCAAACATTCCTTTACTGTTTTCATGGGTGAAATTTCGGTTGATTTATTGTGCAGTGGCAGGACTACTCCCTTTTCGTACCCACTTCCATATCGACAATCCCCCTAATAGTGCTACGATTAGATACATCCACCACGGCGTGATCCAGCGGATAGCGGTCACCGGGCTGATCACTACCTGCGGCATTTTCACCTCCTTATAGATCGGCACCATCACTGGAAAGGATTTTACGACGGTTTTCACCCGCACCTCAGCATGACCTTTTTGCGGTATAATATCTATGGTGGTCATGCTGCGTTCGTTTTCTACTACTTGCTGCATCGACTCACCAAACCAGATAAACCCCCCTGTGGATGTATCCGCAGGAGTATCCTGGTATACTGTATCGATGATTTTTACAGCATCAATCACTGTATCAGCCCCGATCAGATGCGGGTAATCCCGTTCGATCATGCTCAGAGCCCGCACAGCTGTCTTTTCTGTCCAACATCCGGTAAGGGTTGCAAGCACCCCTATAGGTAAGATTAAGTGTTTCATATTGTCATTAATTCAGCACCCCTCCGGATGCCCGGTTTATCTTTTCGAATCGCTTGCGCTGGGCAAGGATGGTATCATCATCAATCACTGCATGGATACCCCCGCCTAAAATGTTATTCAATTGTTGAATCACTTGTACCAGCGCTGCCTGGTTTACATCCACCTTTGTCTGACTCTGCGCGGGCGCGGGATTATTTCCGGTCGGGAGTGCGGCCGTGGCACCACCTTCGACAAATTGCCGGATGCCGTGCTTTGCCGCTACGAGATTTTCTATCGCCCGCACATGAGACAGCACAAAAGGATTTTGCAAATCCTTATGCGCTACAAAATACTCAGCCCCTGCCTCACTTGCCAGGACGACCGGCGCCGAAGGCAGCATACCGGTTTTGGTTTTTCCCAGGTATTGTGCTTTGTAGGTGCGCCGATCATCTTCCCCGCGTACATTCCACCAGCCTCCCGTTTTGCGTTGAGGGAGAGTTACCCCCCCAATGATTTGTTTGGCTTTGGCGATGTTGGTAAGGATACGGATAATCCCTACGGCATATTGAGCGATACCCGCACCCCCGAATGTCACGGCATTTGTTGGATTAGCTTCCGAAGCCGCAATGAGGCTCGAGATAGCAGAAGCTGTATCGAACGCGATTTGGGCAAGTGTCGCCACTTTTTGAAACCCAGCGAAAGCTTCAGATTCCCCCGCCAGTGTATCAAAAGTAGCAGTAATAATACCACCCACCGCTTCAAAATCTGCCGCGAGTGCCTGATGACGCGCCTGTTGCACATCATATTGCGTCTTCAGTTCCTTATTGGCCTCCTCAGAAATAATCTCTTCTTTCTTCTTAGCGTGGGCTGCCTGAATATCAGCAGTTTGCAGACCAAATTCCTCCGCTTTGGCGAGCAATTCCTGATAGAAGAGGTCGAGGTCTTCCAGTGTTTTTTCTGTCTCGCTGAGTAGAATCCCCCTCGCAAACTCCTGCATTTCCTGTTGTGCGGCCAATCTTTCAGCTTCCCGTGCTTCCAAAAAGCGTTGGCTCGCCAGAAATTGCTCTGTATCTAATTTGGCCTGTTCTTCCAGGGCGGCGAGTGCCTGTTCTTCATGCAGGGCGGCGAGTGCCTGTTCTTTGAGGCGTTCGAGTTCGATGCGCTGGGCAGTCGCGGCCTTCACTTTTTTGGCTTCCAGTTCTTTAGCGAGTGCGATTTCTTTGTCGTAGCGATCACTCAGCGCGGCGAGTGCCCGCTCTTCATCACTCAGCGCGGCGCGGGCTTCTTCTTCGCGAAATTTCGCGGTGATATCCTGTAGTTTTTCCAGCCGCTCCTGCAGCTTTTTTGCTTCCTTGTCACCCTCGCTCCCCGCGCCCTTTTGCTCTTCAACCTTCAGGGTTAATTTTTTCTCTATCGGATCCTTCACCCCGCTTTCTTCCACCGCCGTATCTGCTGAATTGAGCGAGGCTTTGAAAGCCTCTATGTCCACCGGCTTTAATTTTATGTCGCTACCGACCAATTTTGACACGGCATTGAACCCAATGACCACCAAATTAAAAACCCGGCCAAGTGCAGTTCCTACAAAATTGATAATGGGTTCCAACTTATCCAACAGGTAGAATCCTACCCCCCGCAAGATGCTGTAAAATAATTTCATCGCTTTCCAACCATTCCCCAGAATGATAGTCAGTAAATCCAATACGCCTCCTACCTTTTTTCCGCCTGCATCTGCATCGCTGAACCCTTTCACCAGGTCAGCCACGGTCTGGACTATCGGCGCGGCGGCTTCAAGGAGCCTGTGAAAGACCGGCACCAATGCCTCCGCGAGCGTCTGTTTGATATCGGAAAAGGTAGCACCCAGTTCAGCCTGTTTGCGCACCAGGGTATCGCTGTTGGCCGCATATGCGGTCTGTGCATCGGCGGACTTTTCGGTAATGAGTTCGAGGGTGGCGGCGGCCTTAGCCTGCTGCAGTAACTCTCCGGTCAACCCTTTCAACCCTTTCTCCGCCAGCCGAGCTTGTACATCCGCTTCCTGAATAGATATACCGAGCGTCTTCAACTGTTCGCGCTCGCCGAGAATGGCTTTGGAAAGGATATTGGAGACTTCTTCAGCGCTCTTTTGCCCACCCGTCCATTCACTCAAGGCGCCGGATAGGTTGACCAACTCTGTAGAAATACCCGCTGCTTCTTCGCGCTGGAAGCCCATCGGCACGAGCAGATCCCCGATAGCAGTGGCTTGATCGATATAGCTCCTGGTGGTGAGGCCCATGGCGTTTGCATTACTCTCTGCTGCCGCTTCCACCTGTGGCAGGGCTTCACCGAATACAGTCCGTGCCTTGTTGGCCATGACCTCCATTTCAGTGCCGAGACGGAAAAGCTCTTTTCCGAAACTAACGATTTCTCCAACCCCAAAGGCGACACCCGCCACGCCGGCAAATTTGCCGATGCCTCCGGCCATTTTTGACCAGGTAGATTCTACTGACTTGAGGCCCTGTCGATGTTGCTGGATAATCCCATCCACCCGCCGCAGTTCGGCAGCAGTGCGGTTATACTCCTCCGATCCGATCGTCATCCCATCGAGTTGGGATCGGAGGATGCGGGCTTCTTTCGCGATCGACTTGAAGCTGTTAGCTACCTCTTGTCCGTTGATACGGATGGTGATGCCGGTCTTGATGTTATTGGCCAAGGCGTACTGTTTTATCGATTACTCCGGGTATGAGGGTGCTGATTTCGCCGGCGAGTTTGTCGGCATAGCCGCGGGCTACGATGCCCGCCAATTCGTCTATTTCGGAGGGTAGCACGGCGCTCAGCCATGGGCGAGGGTCTACTCGATTCTTTCCGGCGTGGCCACGTTCAAAAAAAATACCGTGCCGCTGAAAGGTGAACCTTACCGCATTGACTTCGTCTACATTTTTCAGGAGTCGATAGGCTACCGACTTTTTGAGAGGTACACGCCCTTCTGCTTGACGAAGGCGCTCAAGCACAGCTATCTGGCTTTTGAGCGGATAGCTGGTGAGTTTTGCTACGAGTTGATGGCGGGTGGAGATAGCCCAAGCCCGCAGGTCTGCGTTGAATTGCTCGATAAATTGTGCTTCTACTGCCATACCTGCGAAAGTACAGCCTAAGCGAAGCGAGGACGAGGACAAGAGGTGAATCTATACCTCCAAACTATGTTGTATCTACGCAATATTGCGTAGATACGGTAGTTAGTGGAAATAAACCCGCTCAAAGCAAGTCGCTGTAACTAAAACGCCCACTTTCAAGTAACATATTATGTTCTTCTGTTTTCGGATAAACCACCCCAAAATCTGTCATTATTCTTTTATCGCAAGGGCAAGGAAGGTAGCCACAATATGTTTGCTCTCCATCTGCTCTAAATTTTGCTGGTGCTGGCTTCATTTCCCGCCCACATTTATTACAGACATGAGCGGGTTTACTGTCCGCTAACAGCACATTGCCAATAGCGGGGTTTTCGGTTGTTGTTGATACTTCTGGCATCTTATTAAATTTTGTGGTTAAGCCGACCTTTTGTGGCTCCAAGTCCCCGCCATCGGCAATCTGCGAGAACGTTATATGCCATACTACCAGCGACAAGTTTCGCAAGTTGTTGGCTGACCTAAATCACGACCAAAAGTGGAATAAAATTTATCAGCATCACGACCCCAATACTTTTGCAGCCGTTTACTTAAATCCATTGCCTTTTGATGCAATTCAGGATAATATTCTTTTACAATTTCCATTTCTTCAACAGTCATGTTTTTACAGGGCAGGCAGTTATTATGTTTAAATAATCGCTTACCGTTTTCGTCTTTTATGTCATAAATTTTCGGATGCCACCCGATATTCCTATCTACAATTTCAAAGCACCATTCGTCTGTAAATTCACCGATAGGGTAATGTTTCTCTAAACTGAATAAATCGGATTGAATATTTTTTTGCTGCCTGCCAGCCCTTCGCTTCAATTCATGCTTTACATAACCAACCAAATCGTATCTAATTGCATTGTCATAAGAATATGCGGCAATGGGTTCAATTTTTAAAATACGGCTGCATGGGCTTACCATTGGATGCGGTATCATTTTTTGTTGTTCAAACCATTCAATAATGCTGTTATAAGTAACTTTCGTTTTTACATTATTGAAATGTTTTTCAGCATACTTCATTCCAGCTTGCACAAATTCTAAAGTGTCGGGGCTATGCTCTTCAAAATGTGCATAGAATAAGTGTAGTTCTTTTGGTTGTATTCCACTTTCTTTTAGCCAACAAAGCACAGCCATTGAATTGATACCTCCCGATAATCCAATCAGCACCTTTTCATCACCGTACGGCATATAACATTGCATTGCTTCTATGCTGGCTGAAGAATCCGCTATCGTCTGTATATCTTTTATCATCATTTGAATATTACGCTACTGAACAAAATAAATTCTATTACCAGCACAGCAGCAATGCTGGTACGTTATCGGTGATTTTAGCGGACATCAAACCGATAGCGTTTATTAATTGAAGCCTTTACCCATTCATCTACTGGCAACTGGTGAACGTATGGCATATCTGAATGAACATCCATCCAATTTTCCCATTCTTCGCTTTCCAAATCAGGCTCGGTTGAGC